TGACCAATTCATTGCAGCAGGGTGTCATCAACGGGATGATTGCGCCCGGGCAGTGGAACGCCAGCGGGTTTGGCCAGATCGTGTATGGACAGATGCTGCCACTCGGCTACTACGTGTGGGCGCCGCTCGTGGAAAGCCAGCCGCAGGCAATCCGCGAGCAGCGCATCGCGCCGACCATCCAGTGTGCGATCAAACTGGCCGGCGCAGTTCATTTCGCTAACGTGATCGTAAACGTCAACCGCTAAAGGAGACGTCAAATGCCGTTCGTTTCTGGCTTCCTTACCGTGCGTGAGCGCGGGCATCCCGGCAATGAGCTGCCGGGCGCCGAAGGTCCGACCGATCCCGGCTACGGGATCAGCAGCGACCGTCCCGATCAGGGCTTGCCGCCGCCCCCTCCGGGCATCTGGCCGCCTCCGTCGCTCGGCAATCCCATCGCGCCGGTCGATCCCGGCTTCGGTGGCGGCATCCCGGTGCAGCCGGGGACAATCTGGCCGTCGCCAGGGCGCCCCCACCGTCCCGACCAAGGCCTACCCGGTGGCGGGCACGTATCCGGCCAGCCAGTCCCCGGTGGTGGGCATCCGTCCGGTCAGCCGGTGCCCGGTGGCGGACGGCCCGACCAGGGGCTGCCGTCCGGCGGCGCGCGGCCTGACCAGGGGCTGCCATCCAAGACATATTGGATGTTGTGTTACTGTCCATCGTTGGGATGGCGTTACGTTTCTGTTGACCCCTCGCTGGAAGTCGGCACACCGCTGCCGCCGGCACCGGCACCTAAAGGCTAAGTGACGTCCCGTGGCGACCGAACCTAGTAACGGGAACGGTCGCCACGGGGTCATTGCAGGCATCAGCGATAAGCTGATCAAGGCACTCCCACCAGCATTTTTGTTGCTGGTGTTACTAAACATATGCTTCCTCGGTGTTGCGTCCTACGTGTTCGCGCACAACACCGAAGTTAGAAACACAATGATCACCAAGATCATTGAGAGCTGCCTAGCCAAGCGCCCCTAGCGCTGGGTGCCCTGGTGCTGGGTGCCCTGGTAGGTGCCACCCGGCTGGGCACCGCTCTGCTGGCCACCCTGGCCACCCTGGCCACCCTGGCCGCCCTGCTGGGCGTGCTGGATGAACTCCTGGACTTTAGTCTTAGCGTCCTGCACGGCCTGTTGCACCTGTTGCGGATTGTTTGCTGCAGCTGCGATGCGATCCAGCGCGGCGTTCAGCTGTTGGGCGGAATCTTGAACGTTTGGCATAGCTTTCTCCTGAAATGGGGGTCGACCCCGCGACCGTAAACGCCGCCCGGCGGATCTGGTTCCATTCCTCCACAATCTGAAACGAAAGGAAAATGTTGCCATGGCGACATATTCGTTCATGGACGTTGCCGCGTCCATCGTCGGTCCCGGCGGCTCGTTCTCGCTCGGCTACGGCTCGGGTAATTCCGAAGAAGGCATTACCGTCGCTATGGTCGAGAACAAGAACACCATGACCATAGGCGCTGACGGCTCGGTGATGCACTCACTGCATGCTGGAAATGGCGGCACCATTACTCTGCGTTTTCTAAAGACCTCGCCGACCAATCAGATGCTGTCGGTGATGCTCGATCTGCAACGTGTGAGCTCGGCGCTGTGGGGACAGAACGTCATCGTTATCAGTGATCCGGCGCGCGGCGACCAGATCTCCTGCACCAACTGCGCCTTCCAGCGTTGGCCGAATGTTTCCTACGCGAAAGAGGGAGGCCTGCAGGAATGGATCTTCGACGCGGGTCAGGTCAACGGCGTGCTCGGCGACGGCACCAGCGGCACGTCGGTGGTCGGGGGTTAACAATGCTGGAATTCAAAGTCGGCGATCACCTCTACCGCGCCAAACGAATGAACGCGTTCCAGCAATTCCACGTCGCCCGTCGTCTCGCGCCGCTGATCTCCGAGATGATGGAGATGGGCGACGCGCTGGCGGCGATCGGCGAGCAGGAACCCAACAAGCTGATCGTGCCGTTTGCCGGGGCGCTGTCGCGCATCACCGATGAGGATTGCAACTACGTGCTCGGCATGTGTCTGGAGATGACGCAGCGCCAGCAAGGCGGCAATGGTTCGGGTGTGGTGTGGGTCGACGTGTGGAACCCGCGCGCCAAACGCATCATGTTTGAGGATCTCGACTCATTACCGATGATGATCGAGGTGGTCTCCAAGATCCTGCAGGATAATCTGACGGGTTTTTTCGGCGGCGCGTTGCCGGGGGCGGCAGCTACGGAAACGCCGACGCTTACCCTGAACTCGATTGGATAGCGGTAGCAGACGGCGAGGGCTATCTGCTGCGCCCCTCCGTCAAAGGCATGTATCGCATGGAGGGTCTGCTCGATGGCACGATCGATCTGGAGCACGTGATGCTCGCCAACGACTACCTCGACGTATTGGACGAGAACGAGCGGATCTATCAGCGTCACCTGGAGCGCAGCCGTGAGCGCTAGTCTGCGTGACTCGTCCACCGAAGTGACGCTCCCGCCGGTCGAGGTTGTCGCCAAGCGCGACCCGCCCGCACCCGAGCTGACGCCGCCACCCGGCAAACTATTCGGCCGACTGTGGGCTTTAGCGGTTGGCACGCCGACCGATGCCGGCGGCGGCGGCAAGGCCATCAACCTGTCGGACTTTCACATCGAATTTTCAGTGGAGACCGGCATGATGTTAAACCCGTGGCAACTGACCGCCACGGTCACCAACGTGCCGGATGATCTCGCTCAGCAGATCACCCAGGAATTCACCAACGTGACGCTGAGCGGCGGCTACCAGCATGCCCGCTACGGCCAGTTGTTTGCCGGTGATATCGTATTCTTTGAGAAGGGCAAGCTGAGCGCCACCGACACGTTTCTGCGCATCCATGCCGCGTGCGGTAGCCAAGCCATGCTCGAGCCGCTCATCAACAAGCGACTGCCGCCCGGCACCACCGGGCAGGACATCATCAATGCGGTGCTCTCCGCCATGGGCCCTTACGGCATCACCGCGGGAACCATCACCCAGATCGACGCGATCCAGAACCAGAAGAGCACGCGCAGCCGCACGCTCTACGGGCTGCCGCCCGAGGTGATGCGCGACCTGACGCAGGCGATTGATGGGTTTTGCTTCGTCGATAGCGACAACAAACTGCATGTGCTGGGCCCCGGCGAGAAGCTGCCCGCCAAGCCGATCGAAATCAACGTCCTCAACGGTATGACCAGCATTCCGACGCAGCAGATCGGCGCCGCGATCCATGTGCAGTGTCTGTTAAATTACCAGATCACACCGGGCTGCCAGATCAAGATCAACAACGATGAGGTGAACAAGGTCATCAAGGCGCAAGGCGGTGACACCTCGCAGGCGATCAACCAGACCTATCCGTTGCAGATGACGGCGCACATCGAGGACGATGGCATCTATGTCGCCTGGACCGTGACGCATCACGGCGATAACCGCGGGCAGCCCTGGTATACCGAGATCGGCACCATGCCGCTCGATCCTGATCAAGCCGGCCCGAAGGCACCCGGCTGATGGCCGCCGAGGTCCTCCAAGAGTTTCTGGTCAATGTTAAATACGTCGTTGATGGCGCGTCGCAGGAGAGTTTCCTCAGTGGGCTGAAGCGGGTCGCCGCGCGCGTCGGTCTGCTCAATGCGGAGCTGGCCGCCATTGGCACCGGGCTTGTGGTGCTGGCCAAGAAGTTCGCCGAGACCGGCAACGAGCTCTACCAAGCCAGCCAGCGCATGGGCATGGCAACCGATGAGATCCAGTCGGTTAGCAACGCATTCTGGATGCTCGGGATGTCGACCGAGCAGGCGCGCGGCGCCATGGAGGGGTTCGCCGGCTTCCTGCGCAGCTACGGGCCAGCCGGGATCGGCTTCCTGCGCGCCTTCGGGGTGACTGCCACCGACAATGTGGGGCGGCTGAGGGAGCTCGGCGTGGAGCTCCGCAAGCTGGGTGGCGCGGATCCTAATTCGCCGACCTACTGGATGGCGCAGCGACTGGCCGCGCGCGTCGGCATCACCGATCCGCTTGCGGTGCACTATCTGGCAACCGGCGAATGGGCCGCGCAGCAAGAGCGCGCCGCGAAGCTGGTCAAGGAGGTGTGGGGCAACCGCGATCCGAAAGAGTTCGCCACGGCGGCGGAGGCGGCAACGCGCACCTTCCGCGATCTCGGCGTCGTGCTCAACAACATCTGGCAGCGCTTCGGCACCAACTTCCTGAAAGAGATTCAACCGTCGCTCGACCACATCCTGGTGACGCTCCGCGAGCATCTCCCGCTGATCAATTCGCTGCTGGACGGATTAGCCAAGGCGGCGGGCTTCGTGTTCCGGGTGGTCGATCTGCTGATCACTGCGTTCGCCGGCATGTTCGATCTGATCGATCAGATACCCGGTAAACTCAAATTCCTGGAGATCGCGTTTGCTGCGGTGGGCGTGGCGATGCTGGCGACGCCGTTCGGCCGCGTCATCGCCATGCTGTCGCTGCTGCTCGGACTGCTCGACGACTACATGGTGTGGAAGGCCGGCGGCAAATCGCTGTTCGACTACGGCGGCCTCGAGAAGACCAGCAAAGCGATCGACCAGTGGGCCGGCACCAAAGACATCCTGGCGGACGTGCTGAAGACGCTGGCCGCGATCGCCGCGCTATCGATGATCGGCCTGGGGCCGTCCCGGCTGGCGCGTGGTCTGTGGGCGATGGGACGTGGCTTGCTGCGCATGCTCCGGATCATCCCCGCCGCAACCGCCGCGGCAGGCGCTGGCGCCGGCATGGGCGCTACCTTCACCCGTGGTGCCGGTGGGCTGGCCGGCGTTCATCTACCAGCGCGTGACCTACAAGTTCGCCAGCTCCAGCGCCTACCCGGGCCGCCGCGGCCTGTGGCGCCTGGTGAAGACGAGCAACCCGAACGCGCCGGTGACGGACGAGATCATCGCTCCCTTCGATACGTCGGCGAAGTTCCGCTTCTACGCGCTGAACGCCGACCAGGCGCAGGACACGCTGCCGACCCACCTGGGTGACGTGCGCGGCATCGAGCTCGTGCTCGCCGGCAGCAGCAATGAACCGCTCTCGAACAA